AATGCAGCTCGTTGCTGACCTAGTAATTGACGCGCACCTCTACGCTGCTGCTCTTCTCTAGCGCCTGCTTGCTGCCTTGCTAATGCAGCATTTTGTTGTTTAACAATAGCGTTATATTTTTGTGCTTGTTGCTGTGCATCTGCTTGTGCGGCAGCAGCTTGACCTTGCTGGATTGTTCCAACAGCAGTCATTGCTGTACTCGCAGCAACTAAAACGCCAATGGTAACTGGATCAGCCATTTTTTAGCCTCGCATACAACATTGCATCACCACCATCTGGATTAAATTGTTCCATATACCCTTCACGCTTGAAACCTAACATTTCTATCCAGCGATGACCTTGTTCAAAACCAGCATCAACAAAAGCTTCAATGCGATTGTACTCACTTAGTTCTAAAAACCGCATAACTGCTTTGTGAATACTTATAAAATCGCTTCCAATATCGCCAGAAAGTAATGACCAGGCAATAGCTCTATTTTCCCACTGTTTTACCAATCCAGCACAACCTAATATGCGACCATCTTTAATACCCGTGAAGCATGGCCCCGATACTTTTAAATCCTTCGCGTATGCTTTATTGAAATACGTAAAAAACCGCTGTTGTGACGGTTGCAATATAAGCGTTTCCATGTGTTCAGGTTCAAACGGTACGACATCCATTTACCTATCCTGTGTGTGCAATTGAGCCATTATCGCCACAATTGTCATTGGCAATGGTTGGTTTTGTTTAATTACAACATATCCATCAAAATCATACCCGCTAGGCCATTCCATTAACTTATCGCCAGTAAATAACGGCACAGATTGATCCATAGAATCAGACCCAGTACGGAATTGTATTCTGTCTAGGTTGTTTTCATCTGGGCCAGCCACTGCACCTACTGTAGCCAAAAATCGGATAACCATTTTATTAATACGTTTAGTTTTGCCTTGTGCTGTACCGTCACGCGCACCAGCTTCAATGCGCATTGTTTGCAACGTAGAGTCATATGCTAGCCCTGCAGAAGCTTTTGTTGCAGCAACTTGTAATGTTATAGCACCGCTAGTTACAATTCTATCTGGATGTGTAGCACCATTAACCAGCACTTGTACTGTTTCACCTTCTAAATGGTTTAAACCAGACAAAGTAGTTGTTGCTGCACCGCTATAAGACAAGCCAGAATCAACAAAAAACGCATCAGATAACGCAGTGTCTTGCGTAAAATCAGTCTCTAAGTATTCAATGTATCGTTTTGTTTGTCCGTTAATTGTTCTTCGGACAACAAGCCAGATGTCGTCTTGCGTGCCATTTGGGTTTGGAATGTGCTCAACGCATTCCACGATTCCATTGCCACCAAGTAAATGTTTGTGCCAGCCGAGAACGTCTTGCTCCCTGTTGTAAGTAAATCCGAGTAATACTCCATCAGCGCGTGCTGCCCAGAGAATAGAGTGCGGTTCTTGCTGGTATGCAATGTCAACAATGCCTCCATCAGTAATATGCTCTGCCAATACGGTTACATCATTAGACTTATAACCATTAGAATTAAACTCGTATTGCAATTCTCGTATCTTTTTGCCAGACCGCTGTACAAACAATACCAAATCACCAATTTGTGACGGAATGACTGAACGCGATCCAAACAAAGATTGCTGGGTTATCTTTACATTGCCTGGCCCCAACGGGGAATCCGTTGTAACTTCACCCGCAACAAATTCGCCACCAGCTGTACCAATTAACAAACCGTCACTTGGCGCCAACCATTCAATAGTATTGACAGTATCACTAGATACATCAATTGCAATAGCCATGTCAGGTGATACTTCACCAGATGTATTGCGATCCGAAAAGTTTTCAAAGTCAGCTGCTACTGACATATCTATTGTTTGCTTGGTAGCAAAGACTAGCCTTTCCCGAAAGAATGCAACCTGCGATGGATAGCCTCTAACAGAAGACCATCTTGAAAACGCAAATCTTGGCGTAATGTTTGATGTTGTACCAGAAGAAATTAACTGCATAGTGCCAGCTGTAAATGCATTGTATGTACCTGTAGCTGTATCATCAATGTATACGCAGCCAGAGCCAGGATCATCTAAGTAATCGTAATCTTCATTTTTGCTTGATGGGAACGCTAAACCAAGAACGTCAAAGGTATCTGCATCAATAACATAAATGTTAAACGTACCAGCTGTGTTTTTGCTTAATGTAGATGCTGTTGTTCCACCAGCCCCACCGCACGCAACCGAATCATTTTGAAATACAAAGTCGTAATCAGCATCAATAGATACGTTAATTGTGTCACCGTTGCTATAGCCATGCCCTACTTTGGTTACTCGTACTTGGCTAGACCCATTGGCTGCTATAGATGTAATGCTTTGCGCTGACCCAGCTGGCGTATAAACAACATTAAACGGCAGGGTAAGCTCTACTGTAGCTGTAACTTGCGTAGCGCTCGTGTAGCCTGTTATTTTAACAATGCCATAGTCAAGTGACTCGTATGTCCAATCAACGCCTATAGAGCCATCTAGTGACGTTCCTGTAATTGTTCCTGATCCATCTCTATATGTGCCGACAATATGTGTCGGTCTAGTAGATCCAGTGTATACAGCTTGTCCTGCAGCTGGCGTGACATTGGTTGCGCAAATATATATCTTGCCGTCTGACCTGCGCCTTTCATTAAACGGATTAACATTAACGCCAAAGTCTTTTTGCGACTCCCAAGGGACAATGTCACCACCATCTTTAGCTTCAATTAACAGCCGACTGCCAACATCTGTTGAGCTAAATAAAGCAGCAGATGCTGTAAGTGTTACTGTTCCTGTGGCGGCTGACGCAAAAACAGTAATTGTCTGGTCAGGATCAACATCTTCAAATGGGCCGCCCTCAAAGTCAACTTCAGTCAACGTCCAGTTTGTAGCGCCAAACCGCGATAACTTTCTTGGCGAATAGTTTGGATGCACAAAGTACACCACGTCACCAGATTGCACAAAGCGTAGACGCAAAGAATTATTGCTATTTGTAAGGTCAGCAGCAGTGTATGGGCTGGCTATCTCGTAAGTCGAGCCACCAGACAATACTTGCCCATGGTTTGTATAAAACCGTATGTATTGATCGCCAAACTCTAATATGTACGCTTGGGTTTCACTAAACTCAAACCGTACTAGCCAAGTTCGATTGCTGCTGTTTTTAACTTCCTCTACAAACCTTGTGCCAGAACGCCTCCGCGCTGGCCCTTGAATCATGGGGATAAAGTTTTCTAAACGCTTGCAACCAGATGCGTACTTTCCTAAATCTACTCGACCTTCCAATGCTGGGGATAGCTCGCCAGCGTTAAAAGATGTTTGTATAGGTGAAGCTTTAGACATATTCTACCCATTGCAAAAACAGTTCAGCAATTCTAGACTGGTTTGACCTATTTGTAAGCCTAAACAAATAAGATGTATTGGCTTTCAGTATTGCATAATCGCCTTCCAGTGTCGCACCAGCAGCCTGACCGCCAGAGCCACCTACAATAATCTCTTCATACAAGACGCCATTTGTAGTCACTGCTGTTGGCTGAACAATAATGCCTGTTTGCGCTGTAACGGTTGATGCTCTATTACGATTGCGAGGTACAAATACCGTGCCGCCAGTAACGCCAGACACGTTTTCATACACTTTAAACTCAGCATTACCTTCAATTCGAGTTACAAAACCAACGGCAACAGGTCTGTTTACTGGTGGCGTAATAACAATATCAACGCTTTCATCATCAGGCAAAGGTGTTCCATTGCCACGCGTTGAATAAGCATAAAAAACTATGCCATCAATAATGTTTTGTACAGACTCGCTTCTGTTAATAACATAGCGCATTACTGTGTGGTCTGACTCTGGCATCCTCATAGTCGGCTTAGCAACCAAGAATTATCTGGTAAAGCTTGAGCTGGTTGTTCTACGGAGCTTGCACGTATAGCACCACGCAAAGCAGCCATGTATTCGTTCTGAGCCATTTCACGCTTAGTATTAGATTGCGTTAAGTCTTCAGCCAATTCCATAGCCAGCCTGCACGCAAAAGCTTCTACAAACATAGAATCCCATTGCGTTGTATCGGTCACACGAGAGATGTATCTAACTTTAAGAGGTGCGGCAAAGTTAGTTAAAATCTTATTGCCTTCTAAAGAATAATCAGCAACTGGCTGGTTGCGATAATCCTCCATTGACGGGCCGTTGTAAATATCATTAACCATAAGCAGTCGTAAACTATCAGATGACAACTGATATTCATAACTAAAACCCCAGGCAGGTGTGCTAGTAAGGGCTGGTAATGAATCGCGCTTGACAGAAAACGACCATATATGCGAACGCAGTTCTGCATCACGCACAATATCAAACATAGAAAGAATAGCGCGAGACTGTTTATTGTCATCGCCAAACGAAATAATGCGAGATGCGCCCAGCTTAGTGAGCGCACGATTCGCAATGTCAACCTGTGAAGTCATGACTTACTCCTTATGCAGGAGGCCAGACATCTTGCAGAATGTAGTTCTCGATATTTTTTAATGCGACCAAGACCTGCTCTCGAGTAGCACTGTCAGCAAGATTAACCGCAACTTCAACGGTTTTAGATTGCGTACTTGAGCCTTCAGCTACATCTGTCTGAGGGAGACCAATATCTAAAGCATAAAAACGTGACGCCATTTTAATTCCCCATATAGAAGCAGGGGAGCATTCGCCCCCCTACCATTACTCGTTAAGGTGCTGAGAAATACAAATCAACGATCAACGTACCAGAGCTTGGTAAAGCTGCAGTAGTATTGGTCAGAATAACTGTTTCACCAGAACCTAAAGGTGCATCATCCATAGCAGTAGAGACACCAAACAATGTAGGTGCAGCAGCCGTAAAAACAGCAGCAGCACGATACTTTGCAGCAGTGCCAGATACGCCAACCGCAATGGTTGATGAACCTAGCGTAGCAGATGCATTCAAAATGCCATAAGCAAATGCATAGCCAGCAGGAACTTGAGCCAAAACAACTGTATCGCCATCGGCTTGTGATGCTAAAGTGATTGTCGCGCGAAAACGTCTTACGCGACCACCTTGTACGGCACCGTTGCTATTGGTTGTAGGAGTTGTACCGAGACCCGATACTTCACTTGCATAGGTTTGAGCCATGATATATCCCCTTATTCAGCGCAAACGATTTCAACAACTTTGCCTTCTTCGGTGCGAGTAGCACCAAACGTGCCCTTGACGTAGACTTGTGTTGCATAGCCTTTGTCAGCACGCTCAGAAATCATAGTGTTGATGTCGTTAAATAGACCGAGATGCATACCAGACTTAGCAAACGCAGGAACTCTACGTTGTGAACTGCCATTTAATGGTAAACGCTCAGTATGGATGAAGTTAAAGCCCATAAACGCAGTAATCTTGCCATCAACAAGCACAGGACGTGTGTTGTAGTCGAGCGAGATTGCTTGAGCTTCGTTCAACAAATCATCATGTTGTTCAGCAGTAATAATGCAGAACAATGGATCATTGTCGATATCGACTTCGTTAGCCATCAAGATTTTCTTGGCTTCACGCAATTTACTGATATTTAAACCAGTAGCACCAGTTGAACCTGTACCAACTACAACGTCTTGGTCTGCACCAAATGCTGTTGTTGTTGAGCCATTTTCACCAGTTTTAGCGTCAGCAAAGAAAGCAGAAATGATCTCATCATCCATTGCGCGACCTAGTGCATAAGCACCATTTTGCGAATAAGAAGATGTTGGATCAATCAGCATACGCAATTTATCTTGGTCATCAATCAAGTCAGCCCATTCATAATCGACTGGGAAAACCCAGCGAGCATCAGCAGGTGTCGAGATTAATGGTGTATCACCATGACGAATAGTACGCTTCTGCGCGGTAACGGGGCCGACTTGCTCAATTGCTTTAGCAGCCTTACCTGTATAAGAACCAACCGTAACAGTATTACGGAGTTTAGAGCCTTTCTGCTGTAAAAGCAGTTGCACGTTCGTAGTGTATTGTTGTACGAAGTGCGTAGTGACGTTGAATGACATGATTCAAGTCCTCCACAAAAAGTTAAATTAAAAGAAACAACTTGTTGTCAAAAGACTTGTCCGATTACTCGGGGTCATTTCTAGCCACTGTAGCAGGCTTATTTCTTATCGGTCTTTCCCGCGTCACTGGGCTTGTTGCCAAGTTCTCCAGCACATACTCTTCATATATTTTCGCACGAAACACTATATCTTTGGGTAAAAAGTCTGTGCGATACGCTAATTTTATACATTCTAGTCGTATTTGTGCAAGCTCCATTAGCTTGGATACCCTGCACGCATCAATCTTTCTAGCTCTGCTTTAGCATCCGCATCGCCACCCAAATACTTTGCAGTCCAATTAGGGTCTGACTTTAAACTGTTTACGCGAACCCGTGCAGCCTCTGGACTCATGCCAAACTTACCATTGCCAGAGCCTTCAACAAACGAATCTTCGCCAACGCCCTTGCCAACATTAGAAAAGAATTTAAGCATATCTTTTGTGCCTAAAGCATTTTCCATCTTGTTTAGCATCTCTTCGCTTACCCCAAACTGCCGTGCAGCTCTGCGACCAGACTCTATGTTGGCATCAAACTCTTTGCCCCATTCTTTCTGCAGCTCAGACATTTGCTGCTCTGCTGATTGAACTTGTTGGGTTTGCATATCTGACATGGCGCCAGATGATTTATCGTTAAACCATTCAGTCAATTGCTGAGCTTGCTTAGAAGTAAGCCCAAGCTCATGAAACTTTCCAGCAGCTTCTTGTGCAAACGCACCATCTGTACCATCTGGCACAGGCAAGTTATAGCCTGCTGCATCTTTTGGTCTGCCAAGCTTGTCGTAAACTTGACCCCACTCTTCTGCTGTTGCATCATCTTTTGGCAATACCAAACCACGATTAGCTTTGTCAGCACCGAGAAACTTTTCTAAATTAGTGTACGACTGTATTGCGTCTACTGGTGATTGCCAGCCTTTTGTTTCAACTAAACCGCGCACATCTTCTGGGAATTCTTGATACCACGGAGACTGTTGACTGCTTGTTTGATTAGCAACCTGACCGCCACCATCAGGGTTGCCAGCATCTACTGACCCTTGCTCATTCATTTTTATCGCCTTCATCTAAGTTAAAAATCACTCGCTCATCTATGTGCAAGTGAGCCATCAATCTCAGCCAAACTTCCCTGCGACCTTCAGCCATAGCCATTGCAATAGGATCAACTGACCGAGAAACTGGGGACACTATCGCAGTACTGTTGTTAGCACGACAAAACTTTGCTAAATCAGCCAATACTATTTGACCATCAGCATTTAATCCATTGTCGGCTAGAAACAGTCTGCGATAAGCATAACGTCTACGTCTTAACTTTGCTAACAAATCCATCATATTGGTAACGCAGCAGGTTGTAATCCAGACAATGCCGCTGTTTCTGCTAATGTTTTGGCACTGTTAGCAGCAACTGGTGCAGCTTGCAGTAATGCTTGGGCTTCAGCTTGTTGTGCTTGCTGCTGCCTCATCTCTGCTATTTCCTCGTCTGAGCGCAATATTTTAGCTGGTACACCGTTAATCTCAGCCAACTCTTTAACAATAGCATCAGGGTTAAACCGCATCATCACACTTGGATCAAGCTGCGCAATAGGTGCAATAGCTTCCAATGTACGCAATATAGCCACACCCTCTTCAGCTCGTTGTGAACGGTTTAATGGGCTTACATACTGTATTTCTACATCACCACCACGCTCAGCCAACGCTTTAGGCATAGGAGGTAATATGCCAGACCTAGCTAATATATCTAATTCACGCTCAATTAACGGCCCAAGCATTTCAGACTGCTGCCTGCCCATAGTTGGCGCCAGTAATGCACCCTTTTCCTGCGCACGTAACATAGCTTCAGTAGCTGTCATGCTAGGTGCATCAACTAATATCTGGAACAATGTAATTAGGAACGCATCATTGATGACCTTTCTGCGCTGCTCCATCATGTCCATGCCAATGTCTACTCGAGCATTTGACTGCAATGCTTGTACGACTTGGCGCCCTTGATCATCTACGCCACCATAGTTTAATGCCCCAGGTCTTGTATTGAACGCTTGCAATACGCCATCCTCTTGCAGCAACAATGGAGGATCAACGATTTTATGCGCAGCACGAATGACTGTCTTTGACATCTCGTTAATCATTTTGATGTCAGGCAACACTGTCATGGCTGGTGAGCGACCATATATCTCTTTTGGTGCAGTCACATACCGCGATACAGCATAAGGGAATGTGTTATAGCCGCCTTCTGACATGATCATTCTGCTGGTTAAGCAGATGTAATAGCTAATGTACTTCATACCGCGATAGTCTTTACGCTTACTTT